CGCGAGGCGTCGCCTCGCGATCCCGCCGAGATCGCCCTCTGGACGCAGCTCATCCAGGTGCGCAAGCAGGCCGAGAAGCAGTACAAGTCGCGCCTCTCCCGCGAGCTCTTCGCCGCCCGCGCCGAAGTGCTCCGCCGCATCGCAGCTTCGTACCAACCGGAACGAAGCGAGGCGGCGCCAGCTGCGGACCAACCGGACCGCAGCGAGTCGGGGTCCGCTGCGCAGCTTCGTACCGACCGGAACGAAGCGAAAAGCAGCGGCTCCGCTCCCGTCTGCAAGTCCGCTGCCACGGATCTACTCTTCGACCTCGGCAAATTCACCGACGCCCTGGTCGCCAGTTTCCGCAAGCAGAGCGCGCTCTCACTCCAGGCCAGCGGCGAGCACCTCTACGAAGAGCTCGGCCGCGACGATCCCTTCACATTCCCTCCGGCCGATGTGCTCGAGTACGTGCGCAGCCGCGAGAGTAAGATCTCCGGCGCTTCCGAGCAGATCCACGCTCGCATCAAGGAAACCCTCGAAGAGGGCATCACCGCTGGCGATACCATGGCCGAGCTCGCTGCCCGCGTGAAGGAGGAGTTCAACGGCATTTCCGACGGCCGCGCGATCACCATCGCGCAGACCGAGGCCGGCTCCGCCTACGCTCGCGGCCGCGCCGTGGCCATGGAGACCGCCGGCATCGAGTGGAAACAGTGGCTCACCTCGGGAAACCCCAGCGTGCGCCCATCCCACGCCGAGGCCAACGGCCAGCTCCGCAAGCTCACCGAGCCCTTCCTGGTGGGCGGCGAGGAGCTCGATCACCCCGGCGCCGAGACCGGCAGCCCCGAAAACGTGATCAACTGCCACTGCGTCTCGATCCCCGTCGAGGGCCCCGACGAGAAGTTCCGCGCCGCCGCCGTCGCCCGCATCCTCTCCAACCTCGCCCGCCGCAACGCCTAAACCTCTCCGCCATGATCAAGCTCTTCCGCTCGCTCCCTGTCACGCCCCGCATCCTTAACGAGGAGCAGGGCACCGTCGAGTTCACCGCCTCCGACGAGACGCTCGACTGCTACGGCGAGATCATCCGCGCCGCCGGCTGGCGCTTCACGCATTTCGCGAAGAACGCGCCCTTCGTCGACTCACACGACTACAGTACCATCACCAAGCTCCTCGGCCAGGTGACCGGCTTCCGCGTCGAGGGCGGCGCCCTCATCGAGACCGTGCGCTATAGCCGCGACCCCGGCACGCTCGCCGAGTGGGCGTTCAAGATGGTGCGCGACGGTTTCCTGCGCGCCGTATCCGTGGGCTTCTACCCGGTGCGCATGGCCAGCAAGTACGACCGCGACACCGCCGATTTCCAGGCTCAGATCTCCGCGCTCAAGCTCGACGCCGCCACCGCCGCGAAGCTCAACGCCGTGTACCTCGAGCAGGAGCAGATCGAGCTCTCGCAGTGCGTGATCGGGGCCAACCCAAACGCACTCGCCCGCGCCTACAAGGCCGGCTGCCTCACCGAGGCCGACATCGACCAATTTTCCGCACTGATCGCCACCACGAAAACCGCAGCCCCGGCCGCTCGTCGCTCCGATGCCATCGCTGCTCACCGGAGCGCGCAGTTGGCCCTGCTCGCGGAAATCCAAGCCCGACTCTGAACCGAGCCGGCACGTCAGTATAACTCCATCACCGCCATGAGTACCGTTACCAAATCCGCCGAGGAGCAGATCCTCGAATCCCTCACCGTCATCAACCAACGCTTCGGGAAGCTCGACTCTGTCGAGCTTGCCACGAACGAGAACAAGTCTGCCACCGACGAGGTCCGCAAGGCCCTCGAAGCCGTGCAGGCTCAGATGCTCGAGCAGAAGAAGAGCCAGCTCGCCGTGCGTTCGCTGCGCATGCGCCGCGGCGGCGAGGTCTCCGATGAGTGTGCGAAGCACATCGGCGCAGTCGGCCTGCTCGCTGGCATCCAGCAGGGCAAGATCGGCGGCTCCAATGCCGAGCGCGCGGCGGGCGTCATCAAATCGGTGCTGGGCCTCGAGGTGAAGAGCCTCTCCAGCTCCGAGATCCCGCTGCCCACCGACTACGCGGCCGAGATCGTCGAACTCGTTGGCGAGTACGGCCAGGCGCGCAAGTTCGGCACCGTGTATCCGCTCGGCGCCGGCTCCGTGAAGCTCCCGAAGCTGAAGACCAGCCCGGCTTTCGCGCTGCTCACCATCGCCACCCAGATGGGCGAGAAAAAGCCCGCGTTCGAGTTTGTCACGTTCGCGGCGGAGAAGTGGGGCGGCATCATCATCGTTCCCGCTGAGCTCGACGAAGATTCCATCGTCCCGCTGGGTCAGTTCCTCGCCCGCTATGCGGCCCGCGAGATGGCCAAAATCGAGGACGTGGTGTTCTTCTGCGCCGACGGCACCGCCACCTACGCCGAGGCGAAGGGTGTGCTCGTCAACCAGGATGCCGCGGCCACCCGCGTCGTCATGGCCACCGGCGCTTCCTCGACCAGTGAGGCCACGCTCACCAACCTGCGCGCCCTGCGCACGAAGGTCGCAAGCGCCGCACTCGGCCGCGGGAAGTACTTCTTCCACCCGAGCTTCGAGCAGCTCTTCTGCTCGTTCAACGAGGATGGCGACAAGCCCTACATCGCGAACGGCGTGAAGGGTGCCTCGCTCGACGGCTTCCCGATCGAGTGGGTCGATGTGCTCCCGGCCTACAACACGGCCGACACCGCCAACGTCGCCTTCGGCGCCTTCGGCGACATGTCGTTCTCCTACCTCGGCGTGCGCGGCAGTGTGCGCTTCGACCTGTCGAAGGAGTTCCTCTTCGACACCGACCAGACCGCCCTGCGCGCCATCGAGCGCTTCATCCCCGGCCACATGGCCGCCGACCACGTGGCGGTCATCAAGACCGGCCCGCTCAGCTAAGCCACACCCCTCGGGGTTTTCTTCGAGCCGCTCGGCAGCGAGCCGGGCGGCTCTATAGAGCACCTCCAGTGAGCACCTACACCATAATCATCCCGAGTGCGAAGGCCGACAATGTCGTCCGCTGCGTGGCCGCGATCCGCGAGCACCGCAGCCAGGCGCGCATCATCGTGGTGGCCGATCGCATCCCCGCCGGGGACCGCCCCGCGCTGCCTGGCGTGGAGTGGATCGAGGGTGCGCAGCCATTCTGTTTTGCGCGGAATGTGAATCTCGGCATCCGCTCCGCCGGCAGCGACGACGTGATCCTCTGCAACGACGACGCCATCCTGCGCACACGCGGCGGCTTCAACCTCCTGCGCCAAGCCTCGGCCCGCTTCGGCATCGTCTCGCCTGCGATCTCCGGTCGCTGCTGCAATTCGCGCCAGCAGCTCACCGGCCCCGAGACCATCACCGAGCCGCAGATGCTCGCCTTCGTGTGCGTCTACATCCGACGCGCCACGATCGACCGCATCGGGCTGCTCGATGAACGCTTCACCGTCGGCACCTGGGAGGACAACGACTACTGCCGCCGCGCCCTCGGCGCTGGCATCCGCCTCGGCATCTGCGGGGCGTGTCGTGTGCACCATGGCGCCCACCATACCACGTTCTCCGCTCGCGACGACTACCCCGAGATCCTCGCCGCCAACGAGGCGATCTTCGTCGAGAAGTGGGGCTCGGCTCCGCCACCGCTGGAGTCCGTCCAGCTCGGCTCCACTCCGCTGCTCTCGATCCTCGTGTGCACGATCCCCTCTCGGGCGCACTTCCTCGCTCGCCTGCTCTCCGGTCTCGCACCGCAGATCGCCCCCGGTGCCGAGCTGCTCATTGCCTCCGATGCCGGCGAGGTCTCCATCGGGGCCAAGCGCCAGCGCCTCCTCGAGCAGGCCCGCGGCGAGTTCGTCGTCTTCATCGACGACGACGACACCGTGGCCGACAACTACGTCGCCCGTCTGCTCGGCGCGATCCGCGCCCACCCGGAGGTCGATTGCGTTACCTTCCGCTCGCAACGGTACTGCGATGGCGCCTACGAGGCCGAGTGCATCTATTCGGTCGCGAACCGCACCAACGACGGCTGCGAGGAGCGCGATGGCGTGCGCACCTACATCCGCTTCCCGTATCACGTCACCCCCGTGCGCCGCGAACTCGCGCTTCAGGTGGGGTTCGAGGAGCTCGACCATCGCGAAGATACCGACTTCGCCGAGCGCCTGCGCCCGCTCCTGCGCTCCGAGGTGCACCTCGACGATCCGCTCTACACCTACTGGTGGCGCAGCGACCGCAGCGCCGAGACCACCCACAAGAGCCTCACCTCCTTCATCTGATCTCCGATGCGCCGTTTGTACCACGACCACAGCTTGGCCTCGCGGGGCGCCGAATGCCGCGAGGGTTTCATCGCGCCGCGCCCAGCGGCGACTGTCGGACCGGGCCCATCTTCAAAACCGGAAACCGGAGACCGGAAACCGGAAACCGGCCGCCACCGCGCCGTCCTCCGTTCTGACCTACTCACTACTCGCTCCTCGCTACGCGCTACTTCCGCCCCATGAACGCCGGCCTCTCCAACCTCGCCACCCTCAAGGCCCATCTGCTCACGCCGGCCCTCGCCGCGAGCACCGACTACGATGCCCGGATTGCCACGGTGGGCGCCGCGATGCTCGGCCTATTCGAGCAGCACACCGGCCGCCGCATCACCCGCAAGGTGGGCGACACTCTCACACTCCCCGGTGGCCGCACCGTCTTCGTGCTCCCGCGCCTCCCGGTCGAGTCTATCTCAGCCATCGAGTACCGCGAGAAATCCACCGATGCGTGGACGGACTGCCTCGCCGATCTCGACTACTACGATCCCGAGAGCGGCGTTGTGCGCCTCACCCAGCCCCCGGTCTCCCGCAGTGGCCAGCTCCGCGTGACATGGACCGGCGGCTATTGGTTCGAGCAGGCCGAGCCCGCCGATACCGGTCACCCGACCACCATGCCCGAGGGTGCCACCGCGCTCCCCGCCGAGCTGCAGGCCGCCTGGCTGCTCCAGTGCGGCCACGCCTGGCGCGTGATCGATCAGCTCGGCACTGCCATCGCCGAGGAGCCCGCCAAGGCACAGCTCCCGCCCCTCGAGATCATCCCCGCCGTCGCCCAGCAGCTCGCCCGCTGGCGCGTCTACACCCTCTGAGCCGTGATCTCCATCACCATCAAGACCAACGCCGCCGAAGTCCTGCGACACCTCCGCGAGTTCCCCGCGGCCATGGCGCAGGGAATCGCCCGCGCGCTCGATCGCCGCAACGAGCTCACCGTGGGCCAGATCCAGGCGCGCAAGCTCAGCCAGCGCGGCCCTACCACGCTCGGCGTCGTCACCAATCGCCTGCGCTCCTCGATCCGCCCGTCGCTCGCCCAGGTCGCCGGCCCCTCGCGCATCGTCTCCGCGATCGGCAGCAACGTGAAGTACGCCGGCGCCCACGAGTACGGCTTCGACGGCACCGTGCAGATCCCCGCGCACAGCCGCCGCGTCACCCAAGCCTTCGGCCGCCCGCTACGCGAACCCGTCACCGCCCAGGTGCGCGCCCACGCCGCCAAGCGCCACATCCCCGCGCGCGCCTTCATCTCCAGCACCGTCGGCGAGGAGTCCGGCAAATACTCCGCCGACATCTCCGCCGCCATCCTTCGCGCCTGGGAGGGCAACCCCGCCACATGAGCGACACCGACGATCCCTTCCGCCAAGTCCTCGACCACAATGCCGCCCGACTGAGCGCCGATCCATGGTTCAGCGACATCGCGATCTCGCCCTACGTGAAGGACACGACCGAGGGCGAGCTCGTCAAAAAGCTCAACGTCGCCAAAGGCCGGAGCGGAAAGGTAGGGGCGTGCATCCTCGTACAGCTCCCGACCGCCAAGGTCGATGCGCCCAACGTCCCCGGCCCCGAGTTCGACCTCCGCCAGGGCTTCCTGGTTCTCGTGCATCCCGAGCTCAACCGCGGCACGATCGGCACCAAGAAGAGCGCTGGCGCCATCGCCCGCGAGGTCGCACGCCTCTTCCACCAGACCCGCACTTCGCCGCTCGTGCAGACCTGGAATGCTCGTGACGACGCGATCATCCCCGACACCTCATTCGGGACGCTCGACGCCTACCAGATATTCATCGAGGCGCTCTGGCGCCAGGAGCCTCCCTCCCGTTGCGCTACGCCGTCGCTTGTCGCGACCGGCACCGGCCCGATCACGATCACCGCCACATGCGCCACCGTGGGAGCCGCCATCCGGTACACGACCGACGGCAGCTATCCCGCGTCCGACAACCCTGCCGCCACGCTCTACACCGGCCCGGTCTCCGTCGCCACTTCCTGCACCTTCATCGCCGCTGCCGAGAAGGCCGGCCTCCAACAAAGCAGCATCGCCACCCGCACCATCACGCTCTGATCCATCATCATGAAAGCGTTCAATCCCGCACTCCT